TCCCCCCCGCAACCCCGTCGACGGTGATGAAGTTTGCATCAGAGTGCATCGTAATGTCCCCTGAGTATCCGAACCCGATCAGTTTGATGTGATCGGGGGCGTTGCTGTCGTAGCCGTTCGGGCCAACGTTGTTAGTCCCAAGAGTGATGTTACTCGTAGTAACTGCTTCGGAGGGGGCCTCCTGAATAACAACGTCACTTCCGCAACCCGAGAGTCCCACTACTTCAGCCAACGACTGACTCGCGTAGCTTCCACCCTTCACGTTGATCGTGTCGCCGCAGGCAACGCCGGATGCCGAGTACGCGTTATCCATTGACGAGCAGGAGTTGGTATCCCCTGTCCCCGTGTACTCGATAGCCGTAGCCGAGTGGATGCAGCTACCGCCGTTTTGGTCTACCCAAAGGTGGGCCGTGCCCGCCGCCGGAGCCGTCGTTGTGACGTAGTACGCCCCAAGTCCGCCCCCGAGCGCAATCACCATCGCCGCGCCCACGGAGATACGACCAAAACCCCCCTCTCCGAGCAGCAGCCGGAGAAGCCAGCTCATACGTACTTCCGGTATGAGATGTTGAGCTGGGCGGTCGCGGATACGGCGATGAACTTCAAGGCGACCGGACACGCCAACTCCCCGATGAACCCGGCGGCGAGGTAGATCCCGTTCCCTGTCGCGCCCGTCGTCGGCGTCGAACCGTCGTCGGTGAAACGCACAGCAGCGGTGTCGATGCTTATGAGCGCATGGGTCGCCGTAGCGGGCAGGGTCATTGTATGCACCCCGCTCGTCAGGACGTCCACTGAGTATTCCGCCGTTGCAACCGTCGTCGGTCGCCAAGGTCCAACGTCGATCCGTTGAGCCTGAATGTCCGTCCCGACATCTCGAGAGGCAAGAACCTTTCTCCCTTTCGAGCCGGTGTCGACGTCGAGGTTGTTGTCAGCCATAGCGCCTCCCTCGAAAGCTCGACGCTAGTTCCTGATCTCCCAGCTGGGCGTGATTTTTATAACGTCGTTGGTCGTAATCGCTACAGCCGTCACGTCGTCGAAGTTACAGGCGAAGTAGATCGCGCCTGCAGCGCGCGTCGAAGTGTCACCCAGGAAGAACCCGTTGACCGTGCCCCAGGACGCGGTTGCGGTCTGGAACGTGGCCTGGGTGCCGGCGGTCTTGCGGCCCGGCTGGTCGGAGGAACCACTCGTTCCTGCTCCGGTTGCTCCCCAGGACGCAGCCGCATGAGCGATCCGCGTGTAGGAACCACCCGAGGGCTCGTCGTAGCTGGCCCTCGCGTTCCCTGCCGTTCCCACTGTCGAGGCCGTGAAGGAAGTTCCCCACAAGCCGATGTATGTGGATGCGGCGTTGGTGCCGTTCTTGGGCACGATCGCAAGAACCAGATCTAGCCCTTCGCTTGGAAAGATCTCAGCCATTTCTCGTTACCCCTTTGCGCTTGCTATCGAAATGAAAGTCGGACTCTGGTTTCCCTCGTTATGACACGAGGTACAAAGCCAGCGATCCGTGCTCAGGAACATGATGGTACGGAGACGTTCGCAGTTCGCACACAGGTACAAGACAGCCGACTCCTGCTTGGGTGCCTTCCAGGCAACTCCCCAGGGACGCCAGTGAGGTTCGTCAGGCTGTTGCGAGAGCTCCATCGTCATCGTTGGATGACCGTCGATGACGCGAGGCTCGAAGACGTTGCCCGGACGATCCCCGGTTCGCTGCTTCATACCAGGGACTTCAGGTGAGCAGCAGCCTCTTCGGGAGTGCGCTCACTCGGTTGCAGGAAGACCCCATGAACGGAACCCTCCGGTCCTTCGCCCATCTGGAACCTCAGACCCCAGGAGCCGGCGTCACCGTTCGAGCCCTGCGTGAACTGCGGCATCACAACGAAGTCACCACAATGCCCGAGGCGAGCAGACGGCTCGCACCAAATCTTGATCGGGGGATCGAGCTCCCGGAGCTTGTGGCAAAACTGCATGTCCTCGTTCAAGATGTCGCCCTTCGTGAACTCGAAGACCGAATCGTGTCCCTGCGCTTCGATGACCCGCTCGATCGCTGAGCGAGAAATCAGCATCCCGCCGCTGCCGGCGTAGGCAACCTCGAAGGGTCCCTCTTTCGGGATCTCGTCCCAGGGGAAGGGCATGTACCTTCCGTCCTCGCCTTGGTGCTTGAAGATGACAGGACTGAAGGGGGGGTTGCGACGAGGGATCAGCGGCACGATGACATCCTTCTTTGCGTCCAAAAGCCGCCAAAGAATGTCGGGCTCGAACGTCTGGTCGTCAGCCTGGATAAAGCACCACTGATGCTCCGGGCGCATGTGCCTGATGATCGCGTTCAGGTTCGCAGCGACGGAGATCGACTGCATCATGTGGATGACGGAGCCAGCCGGTCGCTCGAGCGAGATGATGGACATGGTGAACGAGTGGTAGCGGGCAAGGCCACCAACGGGTAGAGCCACGATCCCCGGAGGATGTTCCTTCTCAGAAACGTACAGCGGCTTCTCGCTCAAGGCGGACTCCCTGCCAGTCGTAGGGGCTATGGATCTGGGTGTGAACCAGCGTCTCGCACTCAGCGAGAAGAGGCTCCCGGTAGCGATCCCCACGACGCCTCGGGACTTCTATCAGCTCCCGGCCGGGATAGAGCTCGGCGGCGACGTCTCGCATCTTCCGAGGAGGACCAGGATTTGTCATGTACCTGCCAGAAGGCCACTCGGCAGCAGCCACGGTCAGATCGATCGCCTGCTCCATCGAGATGAAGTAGCGCCAGCAGTCTGTGTACGGAATCGGCTCGTCAGCGGAGAGAGACTCCCAGAGACGAAAGACGTTGCCCGATGACTCGGGGATGTTGAAGTAGCGAACGACAACCCCACCCGCGTTCAGGACGAGACGCTCGGCGATCAGCTTGCTCGCACCGTAGGCCGTCTCGGGGTCACACGCCTTGCAGGTCGAAGCGAACACGACCTTGGCTTCGATCTCGGCGGCTTCACGCAAGACGTTCTGGGTGCCACCGATGTTGACGCTCGCTGCGTGGGCTGGATCGAGTTCTCCCTCAAATGCGTGCTTCGCTCCTGCGAGATGGAAGATGACTTCTGGCATGACCCGCTTTACGACTTCACGCACTCTCACGGGATCGGTGACGTCCATCTCCTCGATGTCGACGCCTGCCACGAACGGGTAGAGCCTGTCCACCAGGCGCTTGCCAACCGAGCCGGATGCTCCCGTAACGAGGTAGTCAGCCACTACTCGGAAACCGAGGCTCAGAAGTTGAGTCCGAGCCCCGCGCGTACAGCCGACTCGAGCTTCGCGAGACGCTCCTCGAGCGCTGCGATACGGGAAGCCTGCGAAGTCGTCGCCTCCGTGCTCGACTGAACGTACACCTGAACACCCTGCGGTGGCTTCTTGGCCACGGGGCCACTCGGCTTAGGCTTGGGCTTGGGGGGCATTCTCTGGTCCTCCTGGTTCCTCGGGTGGCATCAGTTCCGGCGGCGCCATGCGCGCCATCTGTTGCGCGGTCCTCATGTCGGTAAGGACGTGCTCCTGAATGTGACTCTCGGCGCGCTTCCACAGTTCGAGATCGTTGAGTAGCGTCGCCTGGATCTGCACCTGGCGGTGGATCGGGATATGCACAGCGGAGGGATGCCAATACTGCACGAGCTGTTCCTCGCCTGCGATGAGCAGCGAGTTCTCGTGCTCGGCCATCTCGGCGTGCTCGTCGACGCCGCCTTCGGGCAGGTCGAGCGCCTTACCCTGCTCGAGTGAATCCTTGAGCCAGGAGACCCAGTCGTTCGGAGCGCTCATGGTGGCACCGGACGTCAAGGCCGCGTTCCAAATCTCCTCGATCTTCTTGAGCTCGGCAGCCTGCGAGCGCGGCTTGGTCGAGCCCTTGGCGACCTTGACCATGAAGAAGGTCGGGATCGTAGTAGCGTCGAAGACCGCCGCGTCGACTTCCGACTCCTCGCCGGCAAGCGCCACCTGGCGATCGGAGCCCCAATACTTCCGCATCTCGTAGACGGTGGATTCGACAAGCGAAGCGATGCCGACCTTCTGCTCGCGCAGGATCATCGAGCGCTTCACCTGATCGTTCTCGTTCAGGAGCGCCAGCTGCGCGTAGGTGGTGACGTTGACCGGGTTCTCGCCCAGGCGCGGACCGCGGATGCCGGTCGCGTGCTCGACATCGACACGCGACTCCTGAATGTCGTGGTACATCCACTCGCCGGGGGAGATGCCGTTAGAGAAGACGGGTGCTCGTTCGGCCGGCCCCAGCTCCAAGATTTCGACGGGAAGCCCCTTACGCTCCTTCGCACGCGAGTTCTGCTCGACGAAGATGACCGGCAGGCCGCGGTCGATGATCTCGTTGATCTGCGTGCGCCGCTTGTTGATCGAGCGCTGAGGGTCCTTCATCGCCTCGACGAGTCCGCGCGACCAGAAGCGCCCCGTCACCCTCCACCAGTGGAAATAGGAGATCCCGGAGCCGTAGGTTCCGTCAGGGCGTTGGCAGGGAAGCGGCTGGTCGATGGAGACGGGCAGCATCTTGTTCGAGGCGAAGACCATCTTTCGGCCCTGCTCGAACTTCGGCGTCGGGCGCTCGTAGTAGGTGAAGAGCCACACATGTCCGCGCAAGCGCGCCTGCTTGCCACCGGAGGGTTGCACTCCCATCATCGAGTCGCCGGCCTCGGCCTGTACGTCCAGCCCGAGCACGGAGGCGATGTCGGTGTCCTCTTTGAGATCAGCTGCAAGCTCGCCGTACTCGGCCTTGACCTGCGAGAGAAGGACAGGACGAACGACGCACTCCCAGGGGAACTCGCGCTCGTGTGGGACTCCCGAGGGGACGATCAGGTTGAAGGGCGAGAGCACGTCCCAGGCGATCCTGCCCTCGTTCATCTGCCGCATCTCGACTTCTGGATTCGTACCGTTGGCGAAGAGCGCGAACTGGTCTTCAGCTTTCAGGACAGGCTCACCGTTCAGGTACGGGATCGGGTCGGGTCGCTTGGGACCCTTCGTGGGATCGAAGCGCACGCGGATAGCAGCCGTTCCCAGGTCGATGACCAGGCGGCGCATCTCCTCGAGCACTTCGTCACCACGCCACTCGTAGTCCCAGCCCCAACCGAGCGCCCGGTTCAACTGCTCGGCGAAGTCCTCCGAGGGTGCGTCGTTACGCCGCAAGAGCAGCTCGGGGCGGTCGTCGTCCGAGCCGAACTCGCCAAGAGCAGTCGTGCGGTATTCGGTGATGATGTCGGTCGAGTAGAGCTCGCGTCCGAACAGCTCAGTGGGGAACGCCAACGTCCTCCGGTTGATATCCCACTTGAGCCAGAACTTGCCGGCGGCGAAGGCGAGGTTGGATTGCCAGGTCGCCTCGAAGGGCTTGCGATCGTCGCGCGCTTGCTTGATCGAGTCGCGGATCTCCTTCGTCAGCTGCTCGGCAGAGATGATGTTCCTGCCGTCCTGCAACGCGAGAGTGGACATCAGTACGCGTACTCATCGGGTAGCTGCTCGGGCGAAGTGACAAGCAGGTTCTCATCCAAGGGTTCGGGATGTGTCCAAGCCGGCGGCTCCTGCCAGGGGCGTCCGGCGAGAGCGCAGAGTTGATTGACGAGCAGCTCGCGGTCACGCGCGGACTGTCTGATGACGTAGCGCACGATGGGGGCAAAGCAGACAACGGAGAGAGCCGCGACCGCAAGCGCCGCGAGAGCGACGTACATCATGGCTAGAAGTACCCGCGGTTTATGGGCTGTGGGCGGGGTGGAGGCTTGAACTCTGGCCACCACCCTTGGGGGAGCGCGGGGTGAGTTGGGTCATATACCGGCGGCGTGAACAGCGGGTAGTTCGCAGCGGACTGTGTTTGAGGACCCGGCGGCACAGGCTCGTTGAACGACGCCTGCGGCCCCGGCCCGACGTCTCCGAGCGGCCCTTCAATCGAGGCCATGGGACCGGCGAGAGCATCGAGAAGGTTCCCCCCACCACCACTACCGCCGCCTCCTGCTGGACGCCCGGACATGAACGATCCTCCCGGCTGGTTGAGAGAGAGACTCGACCCACGAGAGAAGGACGAGGCGCCCCGGTTCAGGCGCATGGCGCTCGAACGAGAGCGCTTGCCACGTCGATCCTTCGGCATCAGGAACCACCGACGAGCGAGAGAGAGACCTCAGCCTCTTCGCGAATCCTCGACTCGAGATGAACGCACCTGGCTTGCAGCTCGGTAACGCGCTCGGTAAGTGCATCGGCGCTACGTGCAGACAGCGCGAAGTTGGTCAAAGCCGTATCCCGCTCAGTCGTCAGAACAGCAAGGTCGCGTTCGAGTCCGAGCACCTGCTCGGCATACGCTTCCAGCTGGTCGACCTTGCCGATGTCCACAAGCCCGAAGAGACGGGCCGCGTTCTTGGCGCAACGCAGGCACAGGTAGAGGCGCCCGTAGCCCAGGATCTCGCGCTGCATATCCAGCGTCGGACCCTGTTGCCGAGTGCAGCCCACACAAGCCTGCGGAGCGAGAGGCGGGTGGTCGATGACAACGTACTCGAGCATCGTTTCTCCTAAACGTCGATGAGAACGGGGCGCCCATATTCGCCCTCGTACATGCGCTTCTCGTAGGCGCGTAGAGCGTCCGAACGTGGGTTCCAGTCACCGGGGGCATCCAGTTCAGAGCTTGCGGAAGGACGCGACATGACCCCGTAGCGCAACGCTGCGTGCGCGTGGCCATACGCCTTCTCCCAGTCCGGGTCGACCATCTCACCAGCGCCTCGATGCCCGGAGTCGAGCGACAGCACGGGAGCCGAGCGCACCTGCTCGACAAGCTCGCCGCAGCGCATCTTGACGATGAAGAGACGCGGTGAGCCAACCTCCCCGCGTTTGGGATGCCAGTCGGGAAATGCCCGATCGGGGTCTATGCGCAGAAGCTCGGCGACGCGCGCCATGCCCGCAGCGCGATCGTTGTTGCCGGGAATGAGCGTGATCTTCCCGTTCGACTGGTCGTGGTACTCGGTCGCGATCGTGGCCGGGATGCCCTGCTTGGAAGAAAGCATCCCGAGGGATGTGGTGACGGAGGGATCGGCAATCGTGCGCGGATGTGCGCGCATAGGGCGCCCGTCGGGACCCACCCACTCGGGATACCAGAAGTCACGCAGATCGAGGACGGCTGAGCAGTGATCGGAGATGAGCTTTGCCGGTGGAATCTGCGCGTAGTAGCCGTCGAAGATGATGAGGTTTCCGTCGTAGTCAGTCGCGCAGATGTACCAGGCTGCCGGGTTCGAGAGCCCGTGATCCATCATCTCGAAGCGCTCCCAGTCGGGAGGGATGACGAAGGGCGGAACCGAGTGAACCTCGTCGTCGTAGTCGTAGGCCGCACCTTCGACCGCTCCCCAGTCGCCTTCCATGAGCTGGCGGCGCAACGTCTCGGGGAGGTAGTGCAGCGAGCGCTCGTAGTCGGCCGCGTCGAGTCCGGGGTTGTCGTAGATCGTGGCCGGCACGAACAGAGCCTCGCGCGCGCGGCGGGTGATGAAGCGCCGGTTGACCCAGATGTGCCCGATACCGCCAGGGTTCGCGGAGGCAAAGGTCTGAACCGGAATGTGGGCAAGCTCGACGCGACGTCGCTGGCGGGAGAAGCCGATGTAGAGATAGATCGACTCGGTGAAGTGAGTCAGCTCGTCGAAGCCGACGAACTGATGCCCACCGCCCTGGTAGGTGAACTTGTTGTCCTCGTGCTGGACGTGTCCGAACTTGATCGTCGCCCCGCTCGGGAACGTCCACAGGTGCTTGCCCGCATTCCACTCGAGCTCGTTGTTGTACGCCCCGAACCATTCTTTCGAGAGGGTGATGAGACCGCCACCGGGATCTTCTAGCTCGGCGAAGGTGCGTCTGAGCAGAAGCGCCGAGTAGCCGGGTGTGTCGACGAAGCGAAGAGCGGCAGCTAGCAGGCCGGCGGACTTCCCGCCACCGACCGCACCACCGTAGAGAGCCTCACGTCCCTGGAACGTCAGCAGAAGGCTCTGCGGGACGCTCAGGTGCGGGAGGATCG